CCCATTTTTTTTGGTTTTTATTATTTTATTGTTTATTTTATTAATTTGTTCATGATATCCTTCATTCTCATGAATTGAGGATTCTCATAAGTTTTTGACTCAATCAAATTAACCGCTCCTGTAGTTGGAGTTCTATTGATTCTAACTTCAACAGATTCTTTCACAACTTGAGATTCGTTTTTATTTGAAAGTTCATCTTTTATTACTTTATACAAAGTTTTGGATTCTTTGATAGTTTCAGCTCCGTCAAAACGTCTCAAAATGTTAATTTTTTCTTGCTTAGTAGTTGAATGTTCAGTGAACAATCTTGTGGCGTAAGCCAAGTTTGAGTTGAATACCGCAACTTCGTTAAGTTTGTCTCTGAACACGTTCAAAGCTTTACGATACTCTTCATTTTTAGTTTTTAACATTTCTAACTCAGAATTAACTGATTCAATTGCTAAATGACGTGGCGCAGTTCTTGGTTTATCTAAACCATTTCTACCCCATTTCTTACCATTACCTAATGTTCTAGCAGCTTCTTTAGTTTCTTCCTTCTTCGCCTTAGCGGGTGCTGGTTCATTCTCCTTGTTAGGATTTCTCATAGGATTACCAGGTTTTTTCTCAGTTTCAGTACCAGGCTTAACTTTTGGTTTTGCCGGAGCTGTCTTAGTTTCACCTTCTTTAAATTCAAATTTTGGACCTTTTCCCATTCCAACTCCACGAGTTCCTTGTTTCTTGTCTTCCTTGAAACCTCCTGTAGTTTTCTTGTAGTCAAATTTTGCCTTTCCAAATCCTTCACCCTTTGGTTTGAATCCAATGCTTTCATTTGTCATTTCTTCTTCGTTGTAGTCCTCTTCGTCCATTTCTTCAGACCATTCTTCGTCAAGTTCCTCGTCCATTTCTTCGTCAAGTTCCTCGTCCATTTCTTCGTCTAAAGTAATTTCATAGATAGTTTCTCCCATACCTTCAACTTCCATGTTATCTGACTCATTGTACTCGTCAAATTCATCATACTCATCAAAGTCAAATTCGTTAGTGTCGTCATTGTTCATTTCATCATCTGAATCAAATGAATCCTCATCACTACTTAATGATGCAATTAATTCATCCAAATCTTCGTCTGAAATTTCATTTAATGACTCATTTTCTTCTCCATAGAATTCCATGTTATCCATTTCTTCCATTTCAAATACTTCGTCTTGAGAGTTAAACTCTTCTCCATGACCGCTTTTTTTCATTTCACTTAAAGTTTTTGTTTTTTTATTGGTTGACTCACCAAGTTTGATTAGGTACTCATTATCAGAATTTTCATCTGATAAAGTAATACTTCCATTATCTTGGGTAACTATGATACCGTCTTCTGGTTTCATCTTTTTGAATACCTTTTGTAGGTCTGAAAGAGATTTACCTCTCATATCTACAACTTCTTCGTCACCAAAATCAAGTTCAGATTCGTCATCCAAATCTACCATTCCCTCAACGTCGGCGTCAAGTTCAACATCATCTGTATTAACATCAATGTTGTCTTCGTCACCTGCAGTCATATCGTCAACAGTAACTTCTTCAGTGTCGTCTTCATCTTGTTCTTTTAAGGACTCTTTTACTAATTCGCTGATTTCTCCCTTCATTGTAGAAGCGAGTATTCCTTTTGCGTTTTCAGCAATTACATCTTCCAAATTTTTCATTTGGATAATTGCCTCTTCAACTAATGAATTTTTTTCACTCATTTTTTATTTGTTTTTTCTTAATAAATATATTATTTTTGATAAAAAATTAATTTTATCATTATATTATCTCAAATAAATATTTGTGAAAATAAAAAAAGGGGACAAAAGTCCCCAAATTTATTTTTTTATGTGAAATTTATTTATTCAAAAATTTCATCAATTTTACTTTCAGCCACTGAAGTAATTCTCCAATCATAACTAAAAGATTCGTAAGCTTTAGTAACTTTAGCTTCAACATCAGTTACATTATAACCTTTGACAAGTTTTTCTTCTCTTACTTTTTTAATTTTACCTGAGTTCTCATCTGGCAAATCGTATTGAATTTTTGCCACAAAATATTTTTCGTCCATTTCCATAATTTATTTTTTTAGAAATATACGACAAGTAAAATTATCTATCAAGATATGCCGACAATTTTTTCATTAAATCTAATGATTTGTTTGCGGCGTCTTCTCCACCTGATAAAGTTCTTGATGCTCTTACCTTATTTTCTTCCTCAAGATTTTCTTCAAAATTGTTTCTGTCTTCAGGTTTTGAGAATAGATATGCTCCAGGTGTTGATGGTGAAGATACTAAGTCAAAACAGATTAATTCAAAATCATCTTGAACTTCGTTTTGTTCCCCGACTTTTTTAAGTGACCCCACACCACGAGAAGAAATACCAAGAGTTACACCTTGTCTTAAATAATTTGCGGCTAAATCTCCTTTAGTTGAACAGATACCTCTTTCATGAAAACCTGGTGAGGTTAACAATCTTAATTTACCCATTAAGATTTTACCATCCCACCATATATCGGTAATGATGTGGGCAACTCTATCTAAATCAATTAAAGACGATTCAGGGTGATTTAATTCTGATAATGAAACACCCTTTTGAATCATCTTTTTGTAGTTCTCGGATTCTCTCTTTAATATTTTTTCAGGATATATTCTACCATTTCTATTTGGAGTATTATATTTTTGTAATACCGCATAAAATTCAAATGGTTTAGAATAATCTAAGAAATTTTTATTTTCCTTAATTATATCTGCATTTCCATGTTCTCTTGGGTTGATATATCCCGCATCATATTCAATCAAAATCCCTCTACCCACTTGACCTGGTTGTATAATAGAATAGTTACTCATAAACTTTAGTTTATTAAATAAATATACTATTAAACGATAACTTTAACAGATGTTTTCTTTGACAACTCAAAAGTGAAATACTTACTATCTGTGAAATTTTCGGATATGATTTTGGATGCAATTTTTTTCATCTCATTTTTAATTAGATTTGACTTAAAATCAAATGTTGACTTAGTATAGAAAAAACATTCCAAATTCATGAATGATTTTTTTCCCATCATAACTCCACTCGCTCTCAAATCCATATCACATATAAAATGTGATTCAAATAAAGAAGATGAAATATTTTCAGATATTGTTAGTTTTATTTTTTTAATCAAATAATTGATTATTCTTTCCGAGTTATCAAAAAAATCTTTTGGTTCTACCCAACTTTGAATGTTTAAATAAATTGATTTTAAATTTTTGTAATCCACCGTCCCATAACTCACTTTGAAAGATTTAAATCCTGTGAGTTTTACACTTTTACCTTTTTTCATTAATTAACATAATAACCTAAGTTTATTTTATGTTAAAAAAATAACTGAAAAAACTTATAAATCCAAATATTAAAGGGTTGAAAATAGTTTTTTTAATCTAACGAGATTTAATTGATTAGGAGAATCGTTTTTAATTCTATCAATTGTCTCATCAATTTTTGTTTTAGTTTCAGAATCACTGTTTTCCTTAATTTCTTCAAGCTTCTCAATTGTCATTTCAGAAATGACTGAATACTTATTTTTTATTTCTCCTTCAGATAGAGTTAAATATTTGTTTAAGGTTTTTAATTCTTGTTCTGACAATTCCATTAAGAAATTTTTTGTAGTATTTTCAGCAACCTCGTAAACTTTTTCTAACGGTAGGTTGGTAACATCTTTAGTTTTTTCAACCGAAGTTATTTTTTTAATTAGATTCTTTTTTGTTTCTAAAATACTTTCAAATAATATGTTATTAGTATCTAAAATATTATCAATTTCTTTATATGAATTTTCAGAAATTTGGATAGATGATGACCAATTATTTAAGTTAGATAGTTTTTTTGAACTTAGATTTAATTTTTCAAATTGTCTAATGCACTCATCAATTAATGAATTGGCGTCTTCTTTTGACATTCCTCTTTTTCTGTCTAATACATCATAGATGTAAAAAGCTTTAGCAATATCCTTATCTTCCAAAACTAATTTCTTAAAAGTTTGGATTTCACTTTTGAAAGTGTTTATTGACATTGATTCAATCAATAACTTTTCAATTTTTGTTTTTAAAACGCCTATTTTCATCTTAATAATAAATATTAATCATTTAAAAGTTTTTTTAATTTTTTTTCAATCTCATCTATAGATTCTGAACTCCTATCAAAATCAAAAAACTCATCTTCATTTTCTAAAAGAATGTTTAATCCTCGTTCTTTTTTACTTTCAGGTGTTAAGCCTGCAGGTTCAGGTGATGCCGGTCCCTCTTCAGGTGGTGCCGGAGCACCTGCGGGTTCTCCACCTAATCCTCCAACATCTCCACCTCCAGATTCAGGTGTTGCGGTGGCCCCACTTGTGGTTCCATATAACTTATCAATATTGTCAAACAACCCTGTATGTTTAATAACCTCAGGGGTTGCTGTCAATTCACCCGCAACCGCCTTCTCAATTCGTTGTTGTTGAATATCAAGTTTAATTTCTTCGTCAGAAAATCCAAGAACGTTCTTTTTCGCCCAAGAAACTGATACAGGGGCAATACCTTCAATTGGAGTAACTGCGTCTTTATACAATGTGATTTTCTCTTTCCATATATCAATTTTAAGAAGGTCGGCTTGAGTAGATGGGTTAGTTAAAGTTAATGTGAAATTATTTAACTCATCCTCAAATCCTAGCAAAAATAAGTGAATAATTGCAATCTTGTTTAATTCCGCTAAAACACATTTTTGAATTCTATTGATAGTTCTTGCAAAACGAATATCTAATAATGATAAGTTTTTACCATCTCCAACAACTTCCTCAAATCCTAAAAATGCTTTAGGAACACGAAGTGCTGTTAATAATTTCTTTTGGATATATTCAATATCCGCAATCTCAGATAAGTTTGTTGCACCAGGTAAAGTATCAATTGGATTCGGTGCTGCTGGGTCCCTAACAGGAATGAAATAATCTTGGTCAACCGCCATTTGATTAAATCTCATATCCACATTACCTGTTTTATTATCAACAGTTTGAGACCTTTTAAACTTGTTTGCAACTCTTTGTACATATGGTTCAATATCTTTATCATCCATATTACCAACAAAGACTTTGAAGACCCTTCTTTCAGGAGCTCTTGATGTTCTATAAATCATCATCGCATCTTCAGATAACAATAATTGTTTCCAAATACGACGAGCTTTTTCTAACATAGATGTTCCGTATGGGAGTTTCCTATCATCACCCAATAATCTGAAGTGAGCAATTTCCCAAGTATTAAACTCCATGTCTTTATTCTTCCAAGAAAATCTTAATCCTCTCGTCTCAACGTCAGCATTTTCTAAATTTGATTTACCCTTCATCCCTCTTTCAACCCTTTCAATTTCAATGTTAGGTAATTGAGAGCATCCTACAACTCCCTTTTCAGGGTCTAATCGTAAGTAAACAAAGTTATCACCATACTTGCAAACATTTCTAATCCACATTTGTAAGTTTGTATTAACATCTAATGCATTGTTAAATAAATCAGCTAATACCCCTTTTATTCTTTTAGATTCAGAATAAATTTGTAGTGTATGACCGTTTTGGTCAGGCGTGGTTGACTCCTCAGCATATATATCCAACGCTGTTGATATCTCAGGAGTATATTCCATTGACTCATAGTCATAATATGACGCTAATCTTGTAGGTTCAAAATAAACACCTTGGGTATAAAGATTATTTTCAATCTTTTGCCATTGGTTCGCAAGATAAAATGTTTGTTGAGCCTGTAATTTATTTAAATCATACTCACCTTTTGAGGTGGTTTTTAACAATTCCGTTTTATCAAACTTATAAGTTGGGTAATCTTGTCCCAATAATGAATTAGGACCAAAGGTTTGTGATAACCTTTGCCAAACTGTTAGTTTTTGATTTTGATTATTTTCCATATTAAAATTTAATCACTTTCTTTTTTTTATAAATACATCATCTTCTGCTTCCAAACAACCATCCGTATTTCATATAATCTTCCCTCGTATGCTCCATAGAGTTACTTTGTCCACCAACAACATATGATGGAACATAAGTGTTTTGACTTACAGATTTTGATACATTATCGTTTTCGGCAACTGCCCAAGATTCTAACATAGTTTTAGCCTGTTCTGTAACTTTTGTTAAAGATGAAAACGAATTTTCCCCAACATAACAAGCCATCGCAATTGACATAATTAAGTCATCATGTTGTCCTTTTTGGTGGTCAGGTCTTCCATTAACATAAACAAATGTATTCATTTCGTTCAACAATCTTGAAGAGTAAACCTTAAATCCGTGTCTTAAATATTCCTCATATGCTGCAATAATCTGAACACGTTTAGAGTTAAAGTTAATACCTGGAATTCTTTCCATCATTTTTGGGTCATACTTCCATCTATTTGTCGCATCTAATCCATCAACGTATAGACTCTTATACCCAAGCTCTTGTAACTTTCTTGATGTAGTAACTCCCATACCTCCTGTAATATCCACAACAATAAATGCGGAATACATCATTCCCCATTTATAACAAAGTTCTGCCAGAGTATCAGGAGGAAGTTTTCCAATATATTCAGCAACTTGTTCCCTTGTTTCAAAATCAATAATTTGGAATGTAGAATAGTCCTCACTATCCCCGCGACTCACGTCAACTCCCATTATATATCTATGACCTTCAATAGGGTCTTTCCATATCCACAATCCACCACTAACCATCTTACCTTGTGGTTCTCTAACCATATTAGCTCTAATATCTTCAGTAATTCTACTATCAAATACGTTATCACCTGAACCTAAAA